TTACCGGTTGGCACAGCAGTTGCTATAGTCAGTCCGGTCGTAACCGCCGACTCGCAGCGGGTTAGTTTGTGCGACAAGAATCTCTTTAGCCACGGCTTGTAATTTAACATTCGCTTCCACCAGCACTTTTGCCATCACCGGGCAAACGCTGTTACCAATTTTCGCAACCTGGCTTGTTTTGGTTCCTGTAAGTTCATAGCTGTCAGGAATGCCCTGTGCCCTGGCCAGTTCGCGGGGTGTCAGCATCCGAAGCCCGATGTCCGCAATTCGGTATTGTATACCCGCGACCGTTACCAGGCCCAGCCTGTGTTTACCCGTTACCGTATGCGACGGCTTATTAAGATCCTGGCCGATATTAGTGCCATAATACTTTATAAGGAATGCCCTCACTTCGCCTATATGCTGGCCCGTGGCAGTTACTGTGGGCAGAGGCCCTCGCATATCTGAACCGGTATTAGTGCCGTAAAACTTCGTCAGGTGCGCCGCGACCAGAGCATTATGGTCAATAGCTGTAACGGTCGGATCCGGACTGCTAAGCTTCGAACCTGCAACACCCGTGTAGTACTTCGACAGAAACGCAGAGACAAGGGCGTAGCGGTTTTGTGTGTCGAGTGTTTTTATAGGCTCATTACACTGGCTGCCGCGAACTTCCGCATCGCTTTTAGAACCGTGGTACTTACTAAGGAACGGTGATACCAGAGCGAAGCGGTTTTCCTTAGTGATAGTTCTAAGCGGCGCCGTGGCGTTCCACACACAGCTTCCTTTACTCCCCTTATGGTCTATTGCCGATACATACGGCATCACCAGCCCGTGAGCGTCCCTCGCCGCCGTAAACGTTTTCATCGGTTCATTTATGCCCTGCCCGCGAAATCCTTTCCCCCCGTGGTTACACGTGACGACAAATGGTTCCTTGGCCTCGATTACAAATTTCTGCAGGCCCCGGGCAATCCGCCGCATCGTGTTATCCACCAAAGGCCGCCTGATATTCAGGCCCATTTGTTTAACCTCTGCTTTTGTCAGGAATATGGAGGGACACGGAATCGAAAAGTCGATACACTCCGCAGCGGTATGGTACGGTTTTAGGCCGAGGCCGTGCGTTGCCTTCGGCCAGATAATAGGCTTTCCGTCGCAGCGGGCGATTAGGAAAAGCCTTTTGCGAATCGTCGGCGCACCGTAATCGGCAGCTGTAAGTTCTCGCCACTGGACTTCGTAGCCAAGTCGGCAAAGCTGCTTGACCCACAAATTAAACGACCGCCCTTTCTTTGCAGGGTCGGGCATATTGTCTTTTGTCAAAGGCCCCCATTCGGCGAACTCCGCCACATTTTCTAAGATAATCACCCTGGGTCTGACCTGCTTCGCCCAACGCACGGCTACACGGGCAAGGCCGCGTATTTTCTTTTTAACAGGCTTTCCGCCTTTGGCCTTACTAAAGTGTGTACAATCAGGGCTGAACCACGCCAGGCCGACAGGTCTTCCCCTTGTTGCCTCCAGAGCGTTTATCTTCCAGATGTCCTCGCGGTAGTGGAATGTCTTCGGGTGGTTAGCTTTGTGCATCTCAATAGCCGTCTTGTCGTGATTGATTGCGATATCGACGGGCACGCCGAGAGCCTGCTCGATTCCCAGGCTTGCCCCGCCGCCGCCGGCAAAGCTGTCAATAACCAGTTCTCTCATTTTTAAACCTCATATTTACATTATAAAACTAATCGCGGTTGCGGGAGGCGATGGACGCGTTCCTTTTTTCAGCGTTCAACTCTGCCTCTATAATTTTCAGTTCCGCTTCGGCGATGTCCAGTTTTGCCTTCAGGTCCTTGATGATGTCCCTGCAGAAGATGAGAGTTACACCGATGCCAAGGAGCAATCCCACAATAAATAAAATAGTGTGCATAACCTGCCTTTCTGTTTATAAATTACGTTGTTACTTTTTCCCGGGGGCTACCAGCGTTTTGGGAGCTTGTAATTGGCTACGAGCAGCTCGTGGGTACTCTGGTCTCCGCTGCGGCGGACGGAATAACGCATAGGGACTTTACGGCTGTGCAAACCCTTGTAAAGCTTCCTGATATCCGGGTGGTCGTTAATCGTCAATAAGAATTTGCCCTTGATACCTCGCAGCGTCCGGGCCAGTCTCTCGTGGTCGGGCCATTCAAAAGGAACGCCATAGTCGGCGCCCTGCCAGTACGGAGGGTCGCAAAAAAACAGGGTATAATGACGGTCGTATCTATTGATTACTTTTTCAAAATCGTCGTTTTCAATAAAGACGCCGTCAAGCCTGAGATGGGCCTGCAGTACGGTATCGGTTGCTGCGCATCTTACCATCGCCTGTCTGCTCGTTCCGAAGGAAAAGTTTTTGCAGCCGGCCGGTGCGGTACCGCCGAACGTGGCCCGCAGCTTGAACCAGTAACGGGCCGCCCGCTGAACGTCGGTAAGGCCAGGCTGGGCGTGGTAATCCATAAACTCCTGGCGGCTGTGAGTGATACATACGATCTCTTTTGCGAATTCGTCGGGATGGTAGCGGATGACCCTGAAAATATTTACCAGGTCGCCGTTGACATCATTGATGACTTCGACGCCGCCGGGCTGCTTGGCAAAAAGGACGTTGGCCGCTCCGGCAAAGACTTCTACATAGCACTGGTGAACAGGAAACAGGTTAATAAGCTTTTTGGCGACGCGGTGTTTGCCGCCGATGTAAGGGAATATACTTCTCAATTTGGGCCTCGATATCTCCGATACTTTTAGTTCGATAAGTGCCGACGCGAAAAAATGTCGGACTAACTTGCACTTAGTCCGGCAGCCGGTTAATCCGATACTCCGGCCGCGTCGGGTTTTTTGGTTTACCAGCGTTTTGGGAGCTTGTAATTGGCGATAATCAGCTCGGTGCGGTCGCGGGCCTTGGAGATTTTATCCCTCGAGACGGAATACTTGACGTCTACCGTCAGTCTCGGCAGTCCCCTGTACAGCAAGCGAATCTTGGGGTGGTCGTTAATCGTCAAAAGGAATTTACCCTTGAGAGATTTGAGCGACTCGGCCAGGCGTTTGTGATCGTCGAGGGTGAATTTACCTTTATAGCCTGCGGCATCGAGATACGGCGGGTCGCAGTAAAAGATGGTATGGCCGCGATCGTAGCGGCCGATACAGTCGGCGAAATCAAGGTTCTCGACGTAAACGCCGCTTAGCCTTTTATGGCAGCGCCGGACGGCGGCAAAGGCCGTCCTTCTAAAACGTGCCCTGCCGGTGGTGCCGTAGCCGAATGCCGGATGCGACGTGCCGCCCAGGCCGCCGAAGGCAGCCTTCATAATAAACCAGCTGCGGGCGGCCTTCTGGATATCCGTCAGGCCGGGCTGAGAGCGGTAATCGGAAAAATCGATCCTGCTCTGAACGGTCAGGGCAAGCTCGCTTATGAATTCTCGCGGGTGGTACCTGACCACCCTGAAAAGATTGACCAGCTCGGAATTAACGTCGTTTAGGACCTCAACTTTAGCCGGTTCCTTTACAAACAGCAGGTTGGCTGCCCCTGCAAAAAGCTCGACGTAACAGCTGTGCCCGGGCAGGAGGGCCATTAGGCGACTGGCTACTTTGGATTTTCCGCCCATCCATGGGAAGAAACTACTCATGGGACTATTCCAATCTGCGAAGCTTTTTAATATCATAGGCTTTTTCAAGATAAGCCGACGCGATAAAATGCCCCGATAGGTCCATCTATCGCGGCAGGCGGCCTGCGCGAAGCTTGCCGCCTGCGTCGGTTGTGTTTTTTGTTTACCCGGACGCCGGGCGGGGTGTATAATGCGTCCATGCTGCCGTTTACGGAACACGAGCCGAATCCCTGGAAGAGAGCGTGGAGATTCATAGTCCTTATCTTCATACTGAGCGCTCTTGTCTGGGTGTGCTACCTGTATGCGACCGTTATTTGACCCAGGAAAAAGTATTAATTTGTAAAAGAGCACATAACTTAGACGACGTTCAGGACGAGGACGTCGGTAACTTTGTCGTAACTGTTCTTCTTGAGGCCCGCAGGGGCGTAAGGGGCCGTGTGGACTTCGACCTCCGCCTCGCCCGGGCTTCCGACGTGGGGGTTGCCGAGGCCGTCGAAGGCGGCCAGGCCGAATTTATACAAACCGCAGTCGCCCACCTCGCGGACGGCCTTAATAACCGCCGTGCCGAGACCCCACGGGAAGTGGCCCCACGGAAGCTCGCCCCAGCCGGCAGCCCTCATCGAGTGTGCATGTCCCCAGCGGAAATGGCCCCACGGGGCGTGACCCCAGCCGTAAATACCGGCGCCGTTAGGGAACAGCTCAATATGGCGATCGCTGAGCGGCTCCTCCCAGTCGATTTCGCCGTCGGCGTCGGAGCCGCAGAGCATGGCGTAGTCGCCTTCGTCGTAGCCTTGCGGAACAATAAATTGTAACGTGATTAATGCGGGCATTGTTTAGTATTTAGTATTTAGTCGTTAGTATTCAGCTACTCCTTTACCACAGAGGACGCGTTGCGAAACGCAGGTCCCTTGTTATCAACTGCATCTTCTGCCTGTCGGGCAGGTAAATGATTTTTATAATTTCCGGATATACCTCGGCGCCTGCCATAGAGGCCGAGAGCCGGTACTCGCGGCCGGTTATGGCCTCAATCGAGTCGCCCAGGGCAAAGGCCGGCACGCCCGACCCGTCGCCCAGCCAGAGACGCTCCAGCGTGAACTGGCCGGAAATCGACATATCCTCGTTCTCCCTGCGGATGCCGCCCAGGTGCTTGTCGAACCAGTCGGTCGAATCGATGTTCCAGGCGGGAAGCGAACCGGAGGTGAACTTACTCTGAGCGGTCCGCTTCTGCAATTTATACTTATCTGAAAAATCAAAGATCTGCGAGTGATGAAACGGGCTGCCCGAGGCGGCGGTAGGAATCGCCTGGCTGCGGAGACGCTGGTCTAATTGTACAGAGGCGGTGACCCTTACGCGGGTCTTCCAGTCGCCCTCCTTAAAAGAGCGGCCGTTCAGCTTGTCGTCGCACAGAGAAGTCCAGTAATTGAGCTGGACGCCGTCGAGGTCGCCGCCCGAGATATTACCCTGGGCCTTGTCGACCAGCTCGGCGAGATTAGCCTCGTCGATATAAATGCCGCATTCATCAACGAGCGAGCTGATGGAGGCGGTAATCGTCTGCCATGTCGAGCCGCCGTCGAAGCTGAATTCCACCTTTATACCGACGGAGTTTTTACTGCCTTCGTCGACCGTAAGGCACGGCAAAAGACGCCTGTTGAAGGGGCCGTAGTTGCGATTGCCCTCGGAATTAAGGATATGCTCGGAGTCGATGACCTTTGTAAAATCGAAGGGGACACCGCGATCGAAAGTGCCGGACTTGCTGTAGCGGCCGGCCTCGTTAAGCGCCCACTTTCTGCCGACGTGAAGCCGGAAGGCCGAGCCGCGAGGGTGATAATATTTATAATAACTTTTGTCGTCGGGGTCGGTCATGTCCTGGAGGTCGGCCTCGATAAAATACAGGTTGGCGTTATCCTCGGTGGTGTCGGGCGACAGGTCGGCATCCAGCCAGGCGGGGACAAGCTCGGCGGTAAATTCGAACTTATGAGGGGACCCCAGTCCCCAGGGGTTATTGACGACATTGCCGATATCCTCGGCGAGATTCATCGACCATAAAATTTTCCGCCCCTCGGCGACGGCGGCGGCGATACTCTCGGCGACGGCGGGGGCGTGAAGAAGGTGCCTGACAGTCGGGGCCGACGAGCTGCGGACGTAGCCGGAGGCCGAGCCCGGCTTATAAAAGACAAGATTAACAGAGCCGTCATTAGCGTAGTCCTCGCGGAAGGACCAGCCGAGGTTTTTGCAGATTAAATCGATGGCGTCGAGGACGTTCAGGCCGTCGATAGCGACGTGGTCCAGTCGCTTGTTCCAGTCCTCATTATCAATATCTTTGACGAGCGGGATATTATACGGGTCGGGCAAATACCAGTATCGGGACGAGCGGTTGTGGAACGGCGCCATGACGTAGGCGAGCATGTCCCTGGCCGTCCAGGCGCCGCCGGTATCGGGATTTGCGAAGATAGGGATATTGCGGTCCGCGCCTACCAAAAAATCGTTGTCGCAGTTGGGCAGGCCGTCCTCGTTAAAAATGGTGCGGCGGCCGGAGGCGAAGATACACTGCGACGGTATCGGCGCCTGGGCGGGGCCTCCGTAATCGTCGTAGTCGTCGGGGCCGCGAACCCAGCAGCCGTAAATGGGCGATGTCCGGGACAGGAGCCACCTGTAAGAGCAGCAGACAATCGCATTACGCTCGTAAGAGGAGGACTTCTTCTCCGTGCCGCCTGAAAAATCAGACAGGTACGCCGTTAAAAAGCCTACAAAAAGGACGGTCCGGTTAAGCGGCTCTTTCTCGTCGGTCCTTATGCGTATCATATCGGCCCAAAGCAGATCGAGCGTCTGATCCCAGCGGACCTCGGGAAACCAGATAGTCGCCGTAGAGAAGCGGGCGGCAAAGTTAATATCGACGCGGTCGACCTTCGCACCCCATACCGGCTGCCAAACGCTGTCGTAATACGGCGGCGAATCGCGGCCGCGCCTTGCCTCGACTACAAGACGCTGGGCTCTGCGGCTCAGGCTTTTTGCATCCTCAACTGTCATTTATATTAACTGCCTTAAAACACAAATAAATTCACAGGTGACGTAACCTGCGGAGGTCCAGTGAAAAAACATACCCTTGTTATCGGGCACAAGCTCGAACATATCGAACACACAATTATAATAGGTCTGGCCCATAAACGAATAATCGGCGGCGGGGACGCCGGGCCATGTATAGGCCTGCTCGATGTCGTCGATGACCGCCTGAAGATTGGCCCGGGCGGCGGCGTAATTTGCGCCGGAAGAGGCCATGGCTCCCGAGATAAAAATCCTTTTGCCGCGAGTGCCCATGTGCATCGACAAAAGGCCGTGCGCCCCGGCAAGGGCGGAGTACTGGCGATCGAAGTCGCGGGGCTGGGCCCCAACCCTGATTTCATAGCCGAATATAGTAGTTAAATCCGTCGCCATAATTTAGCATTCAGAAGTCAGATTTCAGATTTCAGATTTCAGTATTCAGTTTTCAGTTTTCAGCCGGTATTTAGTACGGCGTATACCGGGGGCCGGGGGTCTCTCCTTCGATATTTGAGCCGACTACGGGCGTAAAATTCATACTGTTATCGACAGAGTTGTCTATAATAACAGGGCCTTTTTGCTCAGGCAGTTCAACCAGGCCCACTCCGCTTAAATGCTTCATCATCCATAACTGTTTTTGAATATACCATTCAGGTCTGCCTTTTTTCCTCATTAAATATTCATATTTCTTATATATTGTCTGCCAGCGTAGGGCATCGATGTCACTACCCTTTACATTCTCAATCATAACTTCAAGCTGCCGCAGGTCTTCCTCCGCCCGGGCGAATTCGTCGGCGGTCATAAGCTGTTTTATCATATCACCTGTCAGGTCGGCGGCGCCGGTATCGGCCCCGGTTACCGCCCCGATGGTGCGCATCATGGCCTGGGGGTCCTTTAGCATCGACAGGAGCACTGCGGCGCCTTCGCGGCCGGCTAACTGCTCGGCCTGGGAGAGGCCGAAACGACCAGTCCTTCCGGCGGCAGAAAGGAGATTAATCTTCTCGAAAAAGCCCATGCCGGGAGAGATACCGAGAGAGGCCAGAAGCTTCTGGCTTTCGGGCGAGCCCCTGCCCTGCAGGCCCATGAAGGTGGCCTTGAGGCCCGTGGTTGCGATGGATGGCTCTGCAAGCTGCGTGGTCACATAGGCCCACAGGCCAGCCGACTGGGCGCCCGACAGGCCGCCTGAGATGCCGATTGGCAGGAACTGGGGCATGTACTTTGCGACGTCGCCGGTGCCGCCGCCGGCCTCGGTGATTGTCTGCAGCAGGACGTTTTGAATCCTGTTGGCGTCGGCCTCGCCGGTCTGCTTGGCAAAGAGACTGAACATATCGACGAGCGTATTCAAGGGAGCCTTCGGGTCGGTGCGGCCCAGTTCGAGGGCCTCTTTCATAATCGACGCCCGCTGGTCGGCGGTTAAGGCGCCGCCCTTGGAGCGGAGATTGTACCATGCGTCGGCGACCTCCTCGAACGGCCTGCGGCCTAATTCGGCGTAGGCGGCGACCTCTTTTCTTGCCTCCGGATGCTCTTTAAAAAATCCACCGAGAAACTGCAGCCTTGTCAATTCTTTCTGCTGCTCGGCGGCAATCCGGGCGTGCTCTTTGATCGCCTCCATCTGGTCATTAATAGCGGATGTTACAAAACGAATGGCGGCGGCCAGAGAAGCAAGGCCGGCTACCCAGCCGGTCACCGAGGAAGTAAGCCTGCGAAAAATACCGCCCGTCGATTTAGTCGAGCGGCCGAGCTTGTCCATGCCGTCGGCGCCTTTCGTGCCGGAGGTATGGACGGCGTCCCCGACGCCTTTTGCACTGCCGGCCACGCCGTCGAGATGCTGCCTAGCCTGCCGGGCACCGGGGGCCTTAACGTGTATATTGACGTCTTTATCAGCCATAAACTACCGCTCGTTATGCTATAGTAATAATCTTATTGTCGCCTTCGAGGGTCAAAGGCGTCCCCGCGTCGTTGGCGACGTCGAAGTTGGCCGTGTAATCGGTAAATACCTTGTCTGCGCCACTGTCTCCGCCGATACTATTAAAGTCGGCATTGGCGATCGTTATGACCTTGTCGGCGGCGCCCCCGGACTGGGTTACCGTAAGTACCAGGGCGTCGGCGGCGGCAACGAGTAGCTTCTGGGCGGTAACGGCGCCCGCCGCAATAGTAGAATCCTGAAAGGTAATCGAGCCCTCGCAGGACATGCCGTCCAGGCGCGCATCGACGCAGGTATAGCCGACGTCGCCGTCGTTGCAGGCCCTGGCGAGCGGCAGGGTAATCGAGAAGCTAAAGGCTGTAACGTGATAGATAGTAATCAGCGTTCCCCCCGATGAATGGGTCGCGGTCTTTACCCGAAACGCGCCGCGAGCGGCCGCGATATACGCGGGCGCCGCCTGGGCGTCCTCGACAGTATGCATAGCGGCTATGCCCTCGGTCTCGTCGACGGCCTTACATTCGAAGCTGAACCGCAGACCGGCGTAGCCGCCCTTGGCGACGGTGATATTGAACGAATGGATTACGGGGTTGGTGAGGGTGTGCTTAATATAGCCCGTGGCGGCGGCGACGCCGGATTTACGCTCGTAGAAGACGTAGGTGCCGACTACGCCTATTAAGAGGTTGACCGCCTCGACCCAGTCCTGGGTGACCACCTCGCCGCGAACGTATTCAATTTCCTTGTCCTTGACGGGGACCTGCAGGCCATCGGGCGAGGAGCGCATCACGTTGTCGAAGCCCTCCTGGATCCTTGCGACCATGTTGCCGCCGGCGTCAACGCCGTTAATAACCATCGCCTGCGGCAGGCCAACTCTTTTATTTACCGTTGCCATAGTATGTCTCCTAAACAGTCATTAAATTTACCTTAAAGTGCATTTGAACAGCGTGGATTTTCGGCAGCTCCACCAGAATAAAGTCCCTGTCGAAAAATATTTCGTCGCAGTCGAAGCCCTCGCCCGGGTGCTGCTTATCCAGGGCGGCGATGACCAAATCCCGGATCTTGTCGCAGCCCATGTTATTGGCGTCGCCGATACGCGCGACCCCTTCTTCCTTTGAGACGCAGCCGATAACGACGCGAAACAGCATCGCCTGTCGCAGGTCGTAGTCGCCCTCGCGGGCGCCGTCAACGGAATCATAGGCGACAAAGGCGAAAGGCGCGTACCTGGCAAAAGAATCGACCCCGCCCTTCGACGCCGAGACCTGGTACTTCCAGATATCGGCGGTCTTAAAAACGGTCTCGCCGCCGTCGGTCAGGGCGGCCAGGGTCGCAGCTATCCACTGCTCGATATTGGTCGTTTTACCGTAATAATCTTCCGGCATATCTATGCTCCGATTCTCTTATCAATCTCGGCCTCTATGCAATAGCCGATATCGTCGATACTCTCCATGACGCCGTCATAGAGTGCGCCCGTGCCCTGGACGAAAACGCTTTTGACCAGGACGAAAAGCGGACGGAACTTTCCTCTTTTGCCCCTCTTGTAGCCGAACAGCAGCCGGCCCTTCGTATTGACAAAGAAGCCGTCCTGGACCTGCCGGGGCGAGGAGTACCTCGGGACGCCGGCGGCGGTAAGGCCCTCGCCTATGGGGATGGCGAGGAACTTCGATTTCTTGGGGACGATGGTCTTCTGCTCGTCGCCCAAGAGCCACTTGTACCTATCCACGGCGGCGCCTGCGCGGACGCCGACAACGACGTCGGTATCGGTAACGGGCCAGCTATCGACGGCGCGGGCGAGGCTGCCGCTTCTGCGCTTCAGGTCCTGGCCGGTAAGGTGGTTTTCGACGACGTTACCGGCGGCGATCTTGCCGCCTTTCTGCAGGCCTGCGGCGACCGCCTCGACAAACGACCTGCCCATAGCGCCAAGGTCGGCCACTGCCTTTTCGTAACCCGGTCCCATCTCAAGATAAAAATTCATAAGGACGGCCTCCTGTAATTATCGAGAATATTTTTAACCATAGGAAGCAGGTCCATCGCGCTGAATTTACTGATGGAGCCGCCCTCGAAGGAGACGGCCGTCAGGCCGATATCGTCCCTCCGCTTAAAGATAAAAGAGACCTGCTCAATTGCCGCCTCCCTTAAATCCGTCGGCAGGGCAAACTCGCCGTCGCCGGGGGCCTGGCCGGCCGAGCAATATCCTCCGCGATATATTGCCTGGAGGGAATCTTCAATGCCGGGGAAGCTTCCATATATCCTATATATAATGCCGTTTTTCCCGGCCCTGACCAGACGGTAATCCGTATCGGCCGTCAGCGCCGCCGCCGAATCGAAATCGTAATCGAGGGCCTCCTTGAGCGAGGTAATGGAGATGACGGGATACCGGGCCAACTGCAGACGGTCGCCGCAGCCGGTATAGTACTCGGTGACATCGGCGGCGGGGGCAATAAGGGTCCGGCGGGTGTAGCTGTTAAAGAGCGATTCCAGGTTGGAGATGATGCGGGCGATTGCGATATCACTGTCGGTATTGGTCAGCCCCAGACGCTCCTTGACGTCGGCTAAAGTGCAGATTCGGGCCGATGCCGAATCGGCCAGCAGCCAGGCGGACACGGTCGTATATTCTTCGGCCGCACAGACGGCCCGTATCCGGACAAAATTAGCATCTTCAGTAAAAGGGGCAGAGCTTGCGAAGGGGTATGGAACAGGGACGGGCGGGACACCCGGGTGCTGGTCCAGAGAGACCGTTATGCCGCCGTCGTCGGAGGTGTCCACCTGAACGTCGTTAATGTCGCTTGAACTCTCGCCGCCTTCGTTTCTGACGATAATGGTAAAGCCGGCGAGGCGCTCGATATTAACCCAGTCAATTAAGGTAGTCAGCTCTTCGGTTACGGTAACGGCGCCTGAGGTATTTGCCACGTGCTCCATATAATCAGTCCTTATAAAAGGTTTTCAGGCGGCTATTAACGCCGGTTTACACGGCCTTTAATTACAGTGTAAACTACTTCGTACGGCCGCCGTCCCTGCCGGGGAGAAACTGCTTGTCCCTGGGGGAGCGGTCAATCGCTTTTTCCGATCTCGACTTTTGCCTGTCCGCCTTCGGCGGGTTCTTTCTGTTCTTCTGTTCCATTGGTCCGCCTTTCCGACCCGGCCTTCATCTCGGCCTCAACCTGTGCCCTGGCCTCGGCCTCCAGCCTGGCCTTTTCCTTAGCCTCGGCCTGGGCCTCTGCCTTTGCCTTTTCTTCGGCTTCGGCCCTGGCCTTCGCCCTAGCCTCGGCCTTTTCCTTAGCTTCAGCCTCGGCTTTGGCTTTTGCTTTTGCCTCGGCTTTAGCCTTAGCTTCAGCTTCGGCTTCGGCCTTTGCTTTAGCACTGGCTTTGGCCTTTGCCTTGGCGTCCACGATTTTGGCCGTGAGCTTTTCGAGCGCCTTAACCGCTGCATCGGCCTTCCTCTTATCGGCGTCGGCGTCGAGCTGCAATATACCCTGCTCTGCAAGGGCGACCATCAACTGGCCGTCAGCCTTCTGCAGTTCGAGGCTTTTTCTTTCGTGAGAGCGGGCGAGCAGCCAGGCCTCGGCGCTTAGCTTCTTAGCCTTCTTTTTATCGCCTTCAGATGCGCCGTTCTTATTGGCCTTCTGGTTGGCGGCTTTGGATTCGGTCATAGCGTCATTCGCCCTCGCATCGAGGTCTTTGTCCTCGGCCTGAAGGGCGCTTACAACGGGGACGATTCTTTCGGCAGCCGCCTTCGCCTTATCGGCCTTGTCCCGGGCCAGGTCGGCAAAGATTTTCAGCTCGCGGGCCTTCTGTCTAGCGGCGATAAGCTCGGCGGTGTTTTTGTCCTTATGTTCCTCCCAGGGCGGGCAGGTCTTTTTATAGCAGCCCGCCGGCAGCAGCTTTACGATATCAGGCGGCAGGTCTTTTCTTTCGCCCTTGAAAACCTGATAGGGACAATCAGCGTCTCCGAGGAATGTCTTTGTTATTAAGATCCACATAATTGTTACCTCGATAGAGGTTGTAAATACAGTTTCAATCAGCCGCCCGCCCGGAGACGGGCGACTGATTACAATTCGGACAGCAACTAAACAATAATATGCTCAGTCAATCCCCTGTCGGCCGCATTCGCCGGACCTTTTTCAGGCTTGGACAAAATGCAGATAACGGCCATGTTAGAGCCGTTTACCGCGCCGGCGGCGCTGTGAGGGGCGTTGAGACGCATATAGCGCTTGTGCGCCTTGTCGGCAAGATTGACGTCAATCTGGAAGAGCTTGTCGTCCTCGTTGTACTGAATCGGGTCGGCAAACTCGGCGCCGGCGACCTTGGTATAACTGCCGCCGGTCTCGTCGCACTCCTCGATATACGGGGCCGTGCCTTCGGCGGTCGAACCGATTGCGTCACCGGCGGCGACATCGGTATCGCCGACGGCAAGTAAAAACTCGGCATAACCAAAGCCGGCGGTATCGACGTAGGTATTGCCGGCAAAATCGCCGTCGTCTTTTAACTGCGGGGGCAGCAACAGGACCTTTTTGGAATTTTGGGCCTCAAACATTTTTTACCTCGTGAATAATTTAACATTAAAGGTTTTTTAACTTTTCAAAACATCACCCTTCATCACCCTCCATAAAACACCATCACCGCCCGAATACAACAGCAATCAGGCGATATCGGCACGCAGCGCAACAATCGGACTGGGCTGCGGGTCCGAAGCGTCTTTCTTGTTGCCTGTCCCGTGGTTGTTGATGGCAATACGCTCGGTGCCGCGAATTCCGAGCTGGTCGGTCTTAAAGTAGGCCTCCCTGCTCTGGTCGATAGTCAGCGCCCTGCGGTCGCCAAGCAGCGAGCCCAGTTTCAGATTGCCGAGGATGACCGGTATGTGGTCGGCTGCAGGCTTTACCCTCGGCAGGACGTTGGCAAACCGGACGGGACGCTGCAGAAACCGGGGCTGCTTCGTCCAGCCTGTCTGAGTAACTTCGGTGACATTCGTGCCGCCCAGGCCGAGCGCAATATTAATCATCACGGTGTAGTAAAAGTTGCGGTGACTATACCACTTACAGTTGTCACCGTCGCTGTCGGCCTCGTCCATGATTATGCCAGGCAGAGCAAGTAAGTCGGCCCTGTCGATTTTGGACCAGTCGCCGGCCGTCGCCTGAACGTGGAGGGCCATGATGTTTGTTACGTCGGAGATGTCGACATTCAGAAGGGCATTGACAATGCCGATGAAGTTGAAATAGGTACTTGTGCCGTCTCCGATGAAACCGCACTGGTCCTCTTTTTTGGCGAAGGCCCTTGCGATAGACCTGCCGACCACCTCGCCGACGGCAATGGCAAGGTCTTCGGTCACTTCGGAATCAATGGCGGTCAGCGTCATCATCTTGCGGGCGTTAAGCCCGATGTTCTTGAAGCCGGGACTGGATTCGGTCGGCTCGTTGCCGGCGCCGGGCGCGTAAACGACCACGTCGCCGGTCTGGACGGCCGCGACGCTGCTGTCGGAGGCCATCGGCCATTCCTGAGCGTCCACCCGGTAAACGCCAAAATTCTCCAGCAAGACGATTAACTGAGGAATAAACTCGGTCGGAATGGCGGCGCCGCCGGCGGTAATGTCGCCGGACATCGCCTTCTGGATCTTGCCGTCGGCGGTGATGTACCGTTTCTCGATACCCAGCGCATCGAACTGCTCTTTCGCACTGGCGCATTTGGTTATTTCGGCGATGACGAACAGACCGAAATTCTTGGCCGTCTCGAGATTGCCCCATATACCGTTGTACATGCCGTCAGGGGTCTTGACGGCGGCAAAGCGGGTACGCATAAGATTTTTGACCTGCTGCTCGAGCGACTGGTTGGCGGCCTGAAGCTCGGCGACGGCGGTCCTGGCCTCGGTCTCGATTTCCGCGACCTTGGCCCGCTGCTCTTCGAAAAACTTCGCCGTTTCTTCGGCCACCGCCGTTTTCAACTCGTCCTTGGTAGCGAGACCTTTGCAGGTGTCCTGGAGCATTTTTTGAATTTTTTCTTCAATATCCATAAGGAATCCTTTCACCTATTGAAAAACTGTTTTTAATGCCTTTGCTAATGCTTCTAAAACTTTCTGCTCGGATATTTTGTCCCCGTCAGGAGCGGATGAATCAGGAGGGCCACCGAGCAGGCCCTTTGCAAATCCGTCCCGGCCGGGGATTAAAAGCGATTTAACTTCGTCGAGACTGTCCTCGACAAAAGTTTTCAGGTCGGCAATTTGTTTCGATATGACCGGCTGCAGCTCCTGCCCGTCGGAGACCGCCAGTACGTCAAAGGCGTCTTTTTGCTTGATTAAAGCTCCGCGATTGGCGCCGACGGCAACGCAGCTTAACTCGTAAAGCTCGAGCTTGGTTATGACGGATATTTTTTTGCCGTTGCTCTCCTCGTACCGCCACTCCGTGTCCATGAAGCCGATAGAGACGGCCCTTTGGTGACCATCGCGATAATTGACCCAGTATGTTTCGGCGTTTTCGTTGACGGAAAACAGGATGTCCATCTCAATCGAATCCTTCGATACCTTAAAGGATTCGGGCGGTGAGTGGCCGATGACCGACGACTTTCCCGTCGGCAATCGATGCTGATGGTCTCCAAGCACTACGGGATTTATTGCATATATCTTGAGCGACTCGGCAATAGCGTTTATTTCAACCCGCTCGCCGTGGCGGTCGATTTCGTCCTTAGAAATACAAACCGTAATGCTCCTGTTTTCGCGGTCGATGGCCTTGACGGGAGGGTAAAAGAATTTCAATTTAGGTTCCATTTTGCTTTTCCTTAACTGTTTCGTTGTCTTTTTGCATATCGGTATAGGAATAAAATTTAATATTGCTGTAATATGACAAATCAAACGACTTGCCGGCCGCCATGCGGGCCAGCTGCAGGCAGCGGCAGTTGATAATATTGCCGGCCGAGCCCGCCGGATCGCCCGGGTACATTAAAAGCTCGCCGCCCACCTCGAA